ATTTTAGTCAAAATACTGCTGTTTTAGTCGTAATTATCGATTTGCTTTTTCAACTGTGCTTTTGTTCAGCGTTTCCTGAGTTCTTTAATCGTCATAATCAATTCCTCCAATCAATATTTCAAAAGTGCCAGTCTTTTTTCAAGCTGGTCAATCGGTGTGCCTGTAACGGATTCTGCTGATGCAGATACTTTGGATAAGAATGCAGATAGATTCTTCGATTTGGAATAGGTCATTGCGGTAAGTGTATCTTCTTTTTCTTCTTCATCCTGTTTTTCCTCTTTAGGAACAACAGGCGTTTTCTTCTCTGCAAACAGAATCCCGTCCACAAATCCCATCTCATGAGCCTTTTTTGCATTGAGCCATGTTTCATCGGACATCAGTTTCGCAATCTTGTTCCTGCTGAGATGGGACTTGGTTTCGTAGGCGTTGATAATGCTCTCTTTTACCTCATCAAGCAGGACGATAGCTTTTTCCATATCCGCCTTGTTTCCCATAGCACAAGTGCTGGGGTCGTGGATCATCATTAGGACAGTCGGTGCAATCAAGGTTTCATCGCCTGCCATTGCCACAACAGAAGCGGCAGAGGCAGCAATGCCATCAATTTTTACAGTAACCTTGCCTTTGTGATTTTTCAACATGGAATAAATCTGACTTGCAGCGAACACATCGCCGCCCGGTGAATTCAGCCAGACTGTCAAGTTTCCGCTGACTTTTGAGAGTTCATCACGGAACAGTGCAGGTGTGACCTCATCGCCCCACCAGGTATCTTCAGAGATAGGACCGTTAAACAAAAGCTCTGTTTCCGATGTATCTTCATTTTGGATAAAGTTCCAGAATTTCTTCATTCGGTTTTCTCCTCCTTTGCCGGATTTTGATTTGCAAATGCTCCTGCATCAGCGAGTTTTGTAAAGCTGCCATTTACAAGATACAGATTTCCGCCCTCTTCCTCAGAAAGCATATTCATATCTTCAAGTTCTCGGATGTCATTTGCCGACATCCAGCCATTCTGTCTTGCGGTAGCATAGCCCTGCATACGGGAAGCATAGTCGCCACGCAGTAGTCCGTCTACATTGAACTTCACGAAATACTGTCCTTTTTCGGAATCAGAAAGAAGTGCTTTCTGCAAAGACTGCTCCCAGCGAACAATCCAAGGATCAAGGCTGTATTTGACGAAATCCAATGACAGATGTTCCACATTTGAAAATGTTGCATGGTCAAGGTCACCGATCATATGAAGCGGCACTCTGTACATTCTTGCGATTTCTTCAATCTGAAACTTTCGGGTTTCCAGAAATTGAGCTTCGTTATTTGGAATTGAGATTGGTGTAAATTTTACGCCTTCTTCTAAAACGGCAACTTTATGTGAGTTTTTTCCTCCATATGCTCTGTGCCATGCATCTCTTAATTTATCGGGATTTTTAATCACTCCCGGATGCTCCAATACACCGCTTGGATTTGCATTATTTCCGAAAAACGATGCTCCATATTCTTCACAGGCAATAGAAATGCCGATTGCATTTTTCGCAAGTGCAATCGGCGAATATCCAACCAGTCCGTCAAATCCAAGTCCGGGAATATGCAGAACTTCATCGGCGTAAAGAATGATGTCACCCTGTTCTTTCAGATTCGGATTTGCTTCATCGTAACGGCTGTAAATGTATATCAGACGGTTTTTCTCATCACGGTCAACTTTTATCTTATCCGGCATCAGAGGATACAGCCCTAAAACATCACCTCTGCCGTTTCGGATAATCTGTGCATAGGCATTGCCGTAAATCAGAAGGTGGGACATCAGTGTTTCTCGGAAAACAAAAGAAGTCATTTCAGGATTCGGCTGATCGTGGAGCAAAAAGTAAAGCGGGTGTTGTGGCACTTGCTCTTTTCCGCTATCGTTGTATTTGTACAAATGTAGTGGTAGCTGAGCAATTGCTTCCGACAGCACACGCACACAGGCATAAACTGCAATATGTTGTAATGCTGTTCTGTCAGTAACTCTTTTTCCTGCATTGCTTCTGCCGAAAAAGTATGTGTAGGACGGGCTGTCATAGCTGTTTGTGGGCTTATCTCTGGACTTGAAGAGTCCGCTGAAAATTCCCATGAAATCACGTCCTTTCTTGACTTTTTCTATGGGCTTATGATATAATCATATGTGTTGAAATCGAAACTCTTCTATCTAAAACAGGGGGGTATTTATGGACTTAAAAAACTTTTCCTCAAGAGAGCGTATTAATCGCCTTCTTCAACAAAGAAAGCAGTACTTAAAAAGCTATAAAAGTGGTCATTGCTTATATGACTGTTGTACCGAAAATGCAATACTGTCACACACATTTTCAAAAGAAGCATCTTTACGGACGATTGCAGATAATGGTCAACTTATTCATTTCGATCCACAATGGAAAAATGATCGTTGTAATTTGGTGTTCAATCCAATAGGAATCAACGAGGCTTCCGCATTTCATGGCTTTTGTCAGCCACATGATTCGCTATTTAAAAATTTGGATGCTGGAACCATTGATACAGAAATGGATGCGATCTTACAAGTATATCGTTCTATATCCAGATGGATTTACATTAATGAACGCTCCTCGAAATTTCAACGCGAATACTTTACTGATTTGAAAGATAGCAGGCTTGATACCAGCGAGAAGCATTGTAGTTCAATAATTCTTGAACTTAATAATGAGCTTGTAGAGTTGTTTAATAAACTTCAAGAAATAATAAAGCTGTATAGTGCTTCATATAATGCCGTTCTCGGTAAAAGAAGGAATATCAAAATCGCAAATAGATGGTCTATACTTTATGTTCATTTGGATTATCAAATTCCAGTTGCATTATGCACTAATTCTTGCTGCTGGTTTCACACTTCAAAAGGAGTTTTCCCCACAAATATTATTTGGAACGTCGTTCCGGGTGAAAACAAAACAGACATTATGATCATTCTTGATACCAATACTATTAATGAACACCTCTCGGAGAATGATCATAAATTAAGCGTTGAAGAATACTGGGATATAATATGTCAAAGTGATTTAACTATACTTGAATGTATCGAAGCTGCGATGATGACAAACGAGGAGTGGTTTCTATCCCCAAAAGTTTATAGTTTAATTTCTGATGAAAAGAAAAAAACAATGGAAATCGATATCAGGTATAAATGCTTCGGTAGCTATGTATGGGATTTAGTAGACTATTCAATATTTGATGATATCCGTTCTCAACTAATATCAATAGAAAAAGATGAGAAAATAAAAAAAAGAGCTGAAGAAAAATTAAAGTATGTGCCAGAAATGCCATCACAAGCTGAAATCGATGCTTGGGAAGCAGAACTATCACAAAAGATATATGATCAATCTTTTTATGAACACTGAATTTATACGGAAGCTATAAAATCAGCAAATCACGCTCATCATAAATGCTGTCGCCGGAGTTGTTTCCACAGCGAATTGCACGGTCAAGAGCCATAATCATGGCAACTGCACCGTCGATCTTCTCTGTGGATTTTTCTTTGTCCGGCTTGATGTTTCCGGCAGGATCACGGCGAATGAAGATATTGTCCATCATCCAGCGGAGGACAGGGTGTCCGTTGTGGGCAAGCGTCTGTTCCAAGGTCAGTTTCATCAATTCCTTGGTCGGCGGTGACATATCTTTATATCCTTGCCCGAACTGCACCATCGTGAATCCAAGTCCTTCCAAATTCTGTGACATCTGCACTGCACCCCAGCGGTCAAATGCAATTTCTTTGATGTGAAATTTCTGCCCCAGTTCATCGATGAAATTCTCAATAAAACCATAGTGAACCACATTTCCCTCAGTCGTTTTCAAGTAGCCTTGCCGTTCCCATATATCATATGGAACATGGTCACGTCTTACTCTGAGTGGCAGTGTTTCTTCCGGCAGCCAGAAGTAAGGAAGAACATAATAATGTTCATCGTCTTCTGTAGGCGGAAACACCAAAACAAATGCTGTAATATCTGTTGTAGAGGAAAGGTCAAGACCGCCGTAGCAGACATGACCTGCAAGGTCATCTTCATCAAACGCTACTTTGCATTTATCCCATTTCTCCATAGGCATCCAGCGGACAGCCTGTTTTACCCATTGATTCAGACGCAGTTGCCGAAACGCATTTTCCTCGCCCGGCGTTTCTTTTGCAGAATTACACGCAGCCACCACCTTATCCATTCCGATGGTCTTATCGAGTGACGGATTTGCTTTTTTCCAAACCTTCGGATCCGTCCAGTCCTCCGATTCATCTGCACCATAGATAACCGGATAGAAAGTCGGATCATGCTTTCTGCCCTCCAGAATGTCCTTTGCCTTTTGATGTACCTCATAGCAGATGCTATTGGTGTCCGTTCCGGCTGTGGTAATCAGAAAATACAAAGGCTGCATTCTCGCATCACCGGAACCTTTGGTCATAACATCAAAAAGCTTTCTATTCGGTTGCGTGTGAAGTTCATCGAACACGACCCCGTGGATATTGAAGCCGTGTTTGCTGTATGCCTCGGCGGAAAGCACCTGATAAAAGCTGTTTGTAGGAATGTACACGATGCGTTTTTGTGAGGTCAGAATCTTCACTCGCTTGGAAAGGGCAGGGCACATCCGCACCATATCCGCCGCCACATCAAATACAATGGCAGCCTGTTGACGGTCGGCGGCACAACCGTAAACTTCAGCTCTTTCCTCACCGTCGCCACAGGTAAGCAAAAGTGCAACAGCGGCGGCAAGTTCCGACTTACCATTTTTCTTCGGAATTTCAATGTAGGCAGTGTTGAATTGCCGATAGCCGTTCGGTTTCAGAACCCCAAACAGGTCACGGATTATCTGTTCCTGCCAGTCCAGCAGTTCAAATTTCTTCCCTGCCCACGTGCCTTTGGTATGACTAAGGCATTCGATAAAGGAAACGGCATAATCTGCCGCTTTTTTATTGTATTTGGAGTTTTCTGCCATAAATCGTGTCGGTTTAAATCTTGCCATTGCATCACCTCCCTCAACAAAAAAGACCTGCCAAAAAGCAAGTCTGCATCATTTATTTTAACGCCCTCAAGGGGCAGTTTTGTAATCGAGATTCTATTCCCATTGTAACCATATTACCATACAAAAGCAAGGATAGCAAGCGGATAAATGAACAGAAAAAACGCCGAAATTTCTACGGTTTCTTGTGTATCATACACGAACAAAAACCAGGTGTACGACCGCCAGAGCCTTTCGGCTCCGGCTTGTGGGATTCGGTTTTGGAAAAATCAGCTGTACTGTTTCAGCAGGATCGCCAGTGCAGTTTCGGTTTCTTCATCCTCCGACGGAATATCCATGTCCCGGTCAAAATTGAACACCGTTTTGCCATTCCGCCGCAGGGAGATTTTGGAGGCTCTGCCTTCCTCATATCCAAAAATGGAAGGCTCCTCGTAATGTTTCACCCAGTAGTGAAAAGTGCTTGTTCCTACTTGAATCGTTCCTTCTGTCCACATTGTTTTTTCCTCCGGTTTTCGTTGTTTTTGCCTTTTGGCATGATGTATATTACCATACAATTTCAAGTATAGCAAGTCATATCGGAGAAATATACTGCACAAACATCGCTGGGCTATTTTGTGTACTATATTTCTTCGGTACGAGCCACAGCCCCTTGGGTCGGGGCTGTTTGGAAAGTGCAGGGGAGTTTATCTTCCCGTCATGCTTTCCCATTCAAATTCGCAGGCATTTTCGTATGCCTCATCAAAAAGGGCATCGTCATCAATGTAGTCCTCTTTGAAGTCGATCCTGTCGATTCCCTCAAAGGTTGTTCCGTTTTCTTCTGCATCTGCCTTTGCAAGGCTTTCTGCGTTTTCCTCAACCCAGTCGGTGAATTCCGCATCGTCCATTCTGTACTCGTTTTCGATCTCCAGGTCGTATTCGTATTCATCGTCCACCCAGGTGATAACCGCCTTTGTGATTTCCGTTCTTTCGTTCCAGTCTGCTCTGTTTGCCATTGCTCTTGCCTTTGCCATTCCGTATGATACCATTGTGTTTTCCTCCGTTTTTCGTGGTTGTTTTCCTTTGCGGCAACTGTGATGTAGTATAATAAAACTTGACACCCTAACCTCAAAGGAATAAAATAGGAAAAGAAAGAAATGGAGGAAAAAGGG